ATTGTACCTACGACTTCACTAGTAGAACAATTGTATAAAGATTTTAGAGATTATGGATATAATGTAAAACATATTCATAGAATATATCAAGGACACGAAAAAGAAACAACTAAAAGAGTTGTTATATCTACTTGGCAATCTGTATATAAACTACCTAAAAAGTGGTTTGCAGACTTCGGTGTTGTTATTGGTGACGAGGCACACTTATTTAAATCCCAGTCCCTAACAACTATAATGACAAAGATGACTAATTGTAAATACAGAATAGGTATGACAGGTACTTTAGATGGTTCTAAAACACATAAACTAGTATTAGAAGGATTGTTTGGTGCAGTAAATAAGGTTGCACAAACGACAGACTTGATAGAAAAGAAACAACTAGCGAAGTTTAAGATACATTGTTTGATATTGCAACACGGAAAGAATAGTAGAGACTTTTTAAGAGATAAGACATACCAAGAAGAAATGGACTTTTTGTGTGCTAGTAAAGCAAGAAACAATTACATAAAAAATCTATGTGTTGGTCTACAAGGTAATTCACTTTGTTTATTTCAATATGTAGAGAAACACGGAAAAGTATTAGAAGAACTTATAAGACAGAAGGATCCTGAAAGAAAAGTGTTCTTTGTATACGGAGGAGTTAATGCAGATGAAAGAGAAGAAATTAGAGCGATTACAGAAAAATCGGATAATGCGATTATTGTCGCAAGTTATGGTACATTTTCAACTGGTATCAATATACGAAACTTACATAATATTATTTTTTCTAGTCCTAGTAAGAGTAGGATAAGAAACTTGCAATCAATAGGAAGAGGTTTAAGACTAGGAGATAACAAGACAAATGCAACTTTATATGATATAGCCGATGATGTATCATATGGAGAAAAAGAAAATTATACTCTTCAGCACTTCCGAGAAAGAATAAATATTTACAATGAGGAAAGTTTTGATTATGAAATTCATAATGTAGAACTAAAGGAGTAATCTATGCCACAGAATCCAAACGAAATCAAACCAGACGGCACTACTAAAATCAAAATCATTAAGTTAATTAATGGTACAGATATTGTGTGCGAGATTGCTCACGCTGAACAAAACAAACCTTTACTTACACTAGACAAACCATTAGAAGTAAAGTATGTACCTCAAATAACAAACATAGGTATCAAAGATTATATTGCTCTAGTTAAATGGGCAGGCTACACTAACGATAAATTGGTTACCATACCAAAAGATAAGATATTGACGATAACAAATGCAAGTAGTGAAATGATTAAAAGTTATAGAAGTGTTATCGTAGATTATAACAATTATGATAAACTCGTAAGACGAGAAGAAAATGAAAGAACTCGTAAGTTAATGGACCGAGAAGTTATGTCGCCGTCCGAACGAGAAGAGTTTGAGGAAATATTTGATGACTTTGATGACCTTAAAAAAGAAAAGAAGACGATACACTAATAGAAGTATCTGTACTCTAATATTCTCAGCAACCAGCGACACGCTGAATATAACACCAAAAAATCATCTTGTCAAGCACCTAACATATGGGACGGCAAAATTAGTTAGGAGCTTGACCTTAACAACAAAATATAGTATAGTGAGATAATTATGGCAAGAAGAAGTACAACTAAAAAAGAACATTATGTTGATAACAAAGAGTTTCTAGCCGCTATGATTGAATACAAAGAGAAGTGTGAGAAGGCAAAAAAACGAAAAAGAAAGAACCCACCAGTAACCAATTATATAGGTGAGTGTTTTTTGAAAATCGCTAACCATTTGTCTTACAGACCTAACTTTATCAATTATACATTTAGAGACGATATGATATCAGATGGCATAGAGAATTGTTTACAATATCTGGATAACTTTAATCCTAAAAAGTCAAACAATCCGTTTGCGTATTTTACGCAGATAATTTATTATGCCTTTGTGAGAAGAATACAAAAAGAAAAGAAACAAACTACTATCAAACAGAAACTAATCCAAGACGCAAATTATGATGATTATGCTTTGCAACCAGGTGATGATAGAGAGTTTAAAAATCAATTTACAGAATTTCTACAAAAGAATATACCAACAACAGAAGAAAAGACTAGTGAGCCTATTAAGAAAACAACTAAAGGTGCAAAAAAGAAAAGAGTAAGAAAGGCAAAAGCAAACTTGGAAGATTTCCTATGACAGCAAAAGAAAAACACAAAGACTTAAAGAAGTTAGTATTGACTAAAGAAATGGAAAGAAAAACAGACCGAGGTTGGAAGTCTTGGTTTGATTTAAAAAATTTAAAGAAACTAAAATTAAGAGCAAAGGACAAATTGAAGGCTACAAAATGGCCTCCTGATGATGTATTATAATGAAGATAGCACTACTTAATGACACACATTTTGGTGCTCGTAATGATAGTCCTGCATTTATAAAATATTTCAATCGTTTCTATGATGAGATATTTTTTCCTTATTTGCAAGAACACAATATTACGACACTAATTCATTTAGGCGATGTAGTTGATAGACGAAAGTTTATTAATTATAACACAGCACATAATTTTCAACAGAAGTTTTGGAAAAGACTTTGGGATATGAAAATTGATACTCATATTATATTAGGTAACCACGATACTTATTATAAGAATACAAATGAGATTAATGCTATGCAACAACTTATTACTTCCCACGATGGTATCAACGAACCTTTTATATATGATAAACCAAAGACGGTTAACTTTGATGGTTTAGATATATTATTCTTACCTTGGATTGCACCTGATATTGAAGAAGAAAGTATCTATGCAATAGACAATTCAACTGCTCAGATTGCAATGGGTCATTTAGAAGTTAAAGGTTTTGAAATGCACAAAGGACATATTAATGAACACGGTTTAGAAATGCAACAATTTAATCGTTTTGAAAAAGTATTATCAGGACACTTTCATAGAAAGTCAGATAACGGAACAATATATTATCTAGGTACTCAATATGAAATAACTTGGTCAGATTATAACTGCCCTAAAGGTTTTCATATATTTGATACACAAACAAGAGAACTAACAAGAGTGCCTAATCCTATTAATATCTTTAAGAAGATAGTATACAATGATACAAAAGAAAATTACATAACAAAAGATATACAAGAATATAAAGATTGTCATATCAAAGTTATAGTAGAAGAAAAGACAGATACAAATATGTTTGGTGAATTTGTTGATAGACTACACAATGAAATAACAACACACGAAGTTAATATCATAGAAGATAGTTTTAATATTAATGCGAGTGCAGATGTTAATGTTGTAGACCAAGGTGAAGACACTTTAACTTTCTTACACAATTACATAGATAGTTTAGATACTGAACTAGATAAAGGCCGTATGAAAGATATTACAAAAGAATTTTATAATGAGGTACAGGATAGTTAATGGTTATATTTCATAAGATAAGTTGGAAGAACTTTTTAAGTACAGGTAATACAAAGATAGAAATTAATTTAAGAGAAAGTCCTACTACTCTTATCATAGGTAAAAACGGTTCAGGTAAGTCAACTATATTAGACGCTTTATGTTTTGCGTTGTTTAATAAACCTTACAGAATTATTAAAAAAGACCAGATGATTAATACTATCAACAATGCAGATAGTATGGTTGAAGTTGATTTTAGTATAGGTCCTAAAGCGTATAGAGTAAGACGAGGTATTAAACCTAGTGTATTTGAAATATACCAAGACGGCGAACTTTTAAATCAAAATGCAAGTGGTGTAGATTATCAGAAATACCTAGAAACAAATATTTTAAAATTAAATTATAGGTCATTTTGTCAAGTTGTAATTTTAGGTTCTTCTTCATATGAACCATTTATGAAGATGAGAGCAAGTTATAGGCGTGATGTTATTGAAGAGATATTAGATATTAAAGTTTTTGCAAGTATGAACTTGTTATTAAGAAGTAAACAACAAGAACTTACAAAAGATATTACCACATTAAGACATAGTGTAGACTTGATAGAAAATAAAGTTAATCTACAAGAACAACACTATAATGATTTATCTAAAAGAGATACAGACCAGATAGATATAAAACAGAAAGATATTGATAAAGCACAAAACGATAAAAGAGATTATATGTTCAGAATAGAAAGTCTGAATAAAGAGATTACACAAAATCAATTACAGATAGCAGATAAAACTAAAGTGTCAGCAAAGATGACACAACTACAAAAACTAGAAGCAAAGATAGACCAGAATTTAAAAACACATAAAAAGGCATTGAAGTTTTTTGAAGAGAATAAAAATTGTCCTACTTGTACACAGGATATTAAAGAAGAATTTAGACAAGATAAGATAGATGAAGAACGAAGAGCAGTAGTTAAATTACAAGATGGTTACAAACAACTATTAAGTGAGATAACAAAACAAGAAGAAAAAATATCTAACTTTGATAAAGTATCAGAAAGAATTAGAAGTATAGAAACTAATGTTGCAAAACTTAATACTTCTATTGATGAACTCAAAAGATATTCAGATAGACTTGAAGATGAGATAGAGAAGTTAAGAATAGAAGATACTTCAGGCCTAAATATAAAAGAAGAGATAGCAAGATTAAAACAAGACCTTGTCAAAACAAAAGAAGATAGAGACAATGTTATTGAAGAGAAAAAGTATATTGATATATTAAGACAGATAGTAGACGATAGTGGTGCCAGAGCACAAATTATTAAGAAGTATTTACCTGTTATGAATAAGTTAATTAATCAATACTTACAATCTATGGATTTCTTTGTATCATTTCATTTAGACGAAGAGTTTAAAGAGACGGTACGAAGTAGACATATGGACACCTTTAACTACAATAACTTTAGTGAAGGTGAAAAGATGAGAATAGACTTGTCATTATTATTTACTTGGCGAAGTATTGCAAAGATGAAAAATAGTGTCAACACAAACTTATTAATATTAGATGAAATATTTGATAGTAGTTTAGATGGTCAAGGAACAGATGATTTCTTTAAGATTGTCAAAGGACTTACAAAAGAAAACATTTATATTATATCACATAAAGGAGATATAATGTTTGATAAGTTTACTAACATATTAAAATTTGAAAAATACCAAAACTTTACGAGGATAGTAGATGTCTGATAAAATAGAAGTGACCAAAGAAGATACAAAAGCAGAAGTAGCACCTGCTGTAGAAGAGAAAGCAGAAATAAGAAAAGGTGTAAATCCTAAAACATTTCATTATGAATTGTTACCACCTAACGATCCAAGAGTTAGAGTGCCAGTTGCACCTTTCAAAGACCATATGTTAGAAGAGTATGGTATTAAAGATAGAAAAGAATTAGTAGCAGGTATGTTTGAACTTATGCACAAATATGGTGGTATAGGTTTAAGTGCTATACAAGTAGGATTACCATTTAATATGTTTGTTGCAGGTGACCATAAATCAGTAGAAAATGGTTTAAAACTTGCAATGTTTAATCCTGTGATAATGTCTTCAAGTAAAGAAGAGGTTTTAATGAAAGAAGGATGCTTGACTTTTCCCTTTTTATTTGTTAGCATTACAAGACCTCGTAAGTGTTTGATGAAATACGAAGACGAAAATGGTGATTTAAAAGAAGCACAACTAGATGGTATGATGAGTAGAGTTTGTCAACACGAATATGACCATCAAGCAGGTATACTAATGGTACAAAAAGTTAGTAAAATGAAATTAGATATGGCATATAAAAAAGCAGAAAAGGAGATGGACAAGTGGAAGCGGTATCAAAAAGCGCTGAAAGCGGCACAGAAGAAGTCAGTAATAAAGAAATAAAACCTTGGCAAAAAGGTTTTGAACTAGACTACTTAAAAGAACTAGAAAAAAGATTTAATAGTTATAACGAATACGCACAGCACGAATTATCTAAATTTAAGAAAAATAACATTGCAGAAGCATTGTCTAAAGACCAATTACATTTATTAGGTAAAGGTCTTATTCATAAGACAGAAGTAAAAGTTAGAACTAAAATTAATATGTTTCCTGGTGTTGTTATAGGTGAAAAACTACCTGGCGATATAGAGATTAAACATTTAGGTTATTCAGACGAATTTGATAGACGAAATATTATCACAACATTATTAGAAGATACTTACTATACAAATAACAATGTATGGTTATTAATTAATGAAGAGAGTGGTCCTGATAAGGCAATCGCTAGTGAGGCACATTTTGAAAAAGTAGGTGTCAAATATAATTCAGTTGCAGATATTATAGGTGTGTACTTTAGAAATGCAAGTCAAGTATTAGAAGATAGACAACATAGAGAAATACCTATATACGAAAAGTTTACACTAAAACCATTACAAGTATCATTTACAGATATAACAAAACAACTTGCAAAACAATTAGAAGAAATGGATATTGAATATACAAATCATTATTCTAATTACAACAAAGCAAAGTCTTGGTCTGCTATCTCATTAAGAGGTTATAAAAACGATTACAAATTTATTACTAAACCTGTTGAAATGAATAAGAAGTGGCAGAAAGAAAACGAGAACGAAGTCTTTGAAATGCAAGATACAGATTGGCGTAAGAAGTTTCCTTTAGTAGAAAAAATATTAGATGTATTTGAAACAGAAATACATAGAGTTAGATTTATGAAATTAAAACCTGGTGGTGGTGAACTAGAAAGACATACAGACCAAGTTGATCCAGATGTAGGTATACAAGATGGTAAGTTAATGAGAATACATATTCCTATTAAGACTAATCCTAATGTAGAGTTTACAAGTTGGTCAAC